TCTTCCGATCTAGGGAGGAGGAACGGTCGGTTTCCAGTCCCGCCGTTCTCTGTACTTTTACCCCGCCCCCGTCGCCGATAGCCCTGTGCCTTGCCAAAACGCGCCAGGATCGACGATCTAAAATTTCCCGTGCCGCGCCTTAGCTTCGCGCTTCGTCTTCTCTGCGTGGCATTCCTTGCATAATCCGCGAAGGTTCGACAACTCGTTCGAACCGCCCTGTTCGAGCGGCGTGTCGTGATCCACTTCGTCGGCTACTCGCCCGCATCCATTTGCACACATGCAATTCGTTGCAAGCAATACCGATTCGCGCTTGCGCATCCACGGGCGACCGCTTTCGCGGGGTGTCGCACCCGCTTTTGTGTCGAGCGTTTTAACGCGCGAAACGCTTGTTGCGCCGATTCGCGCTTTGATCGTTGTTAATGCCATGTAGTTTTTAACGGTTGCGCGTTCGTTGCGCTGTCGTGTTAAGTGCGATTAGGTGCAAGACTCGGCAACCGTTAAAACGAAAAAACCCCGCACTCGGCGGGGTTCGTGTTTGTTTAGTGCGCAAAACTCAACACTAGCGAAAAGATGGTATCTTTTGTGGCACAACTTTGCAAAGCCTATTTTGTGGCACAAATTACTATCGAATGATTGTTATGTTTTTACAGGGAATAACTCGAACGCTTCGCCCGTGCAAACTTTTGCAAATTGCGACGCATTAAAATCTTTGTCATCTTCGAACTTAAAGGCGGGCTTTTGCCCCGCCATGTAGAAAAAGATTTTAAAACCCTCGTTTCCGTTGTACGCCCGAGCCCCGTTCGCCTCGCCGCAAAAAACCCCACTTTTGAACGTTCCTTTAACGTTTCGAAATTGCACCTCGGTCGGGTGCTTGAAAGTGTTAATGATTACTTTCTTTGCGTCCGCCCAGGCTTTCTGCATTTCCCAATCGACTTCGGGTTCTTTCTTCGGCTTGGCTTTGCCGCATGATTTCTTCGGGTCTTCGACCATTCGCAACTCGGCAGGCGACAACTTCGAGCAATCGATTTGTTTTTGCGCGAACGCCGCGCCCGAGGATAGAACAAGACCAACGACAAAAAGGTGTTTCAGCATACCGCCCCCAAGAGTTTACATAAAAGCACGACTGTATCTTGAGGGGCTCGCGGTGTCTATCCTTGCGTAAAGTCTTCTAGCCTATATTCGACGGTCGGCGGGGTTCTTTCGCTGTAGGTAAGGGACAGCGTCCGCGCATAACTAGCCACGTATTGACGCCTTACGCCGGGGGGTTCGCTAATCGGGTTGAATCGAATCGTCTCGTATTCGGGCTCGACACCCAGGCTTATCGTGTGTAATCGCGCGTCGCCCCGCTCTATCCGGTCGGCTAGACCACGCAAAGCGGCGACCGCGGCGGCGACGTTTTCATCAATCGCCTTTAACGCAGGATTAGGCTTTCTCATTCAGACCTCGCACAAAGACGATACGCCAAGCGGTAGTCGCTCGCCCGCACCTCGGCGTCGCTCTGGTGATTACCGAAAAGCGCATAGTCGAGTTGAATGTACATGTGCTTTAAACGTTCCGAGTACACTTCGCGCGTAATGCCTAGTACCTGGGCTTTCGACTTTTGCGGGCGGTTGTCGCTGTACTCCATCACCAACACTTGTCGATAGTATGTCGAAATACCGTCGATCAACTTATCAAGCGTTTTGATATGCGCGGGTACTTCTTGCGCGACGAACGTGTCGGTGTTCCGGTTGCTCGTTTGCACCCGCTCGTTCGCAAAAGAGACCGAACGCGGAAAACCACCCTCGTTTCGATCTTTGTAGAAAAACGCGCGTTCGCGCAAGCGGTCTTTAATCCGGTCTAAGTTAATGCTGTCGTTTGCTTGTATCGTCATTTTTTACACCTTTGCTTTCTTTAAGTCCCGAGATTTTTTAATCGCTTGTTGCCAAATCAAAGACGATTCGACTTTTGATAGCTTGTGCGCTTCACAGTGTTTTCGCGCGAAGCTTTGTGTCCCTTCTTCACTGGTTGTCTTGCCTGGTGTTTTTACTTTGATTTCGCAACCACACACCGCGCACCCCGACACCCAAACCCGCAAAGTCGTTTCGGTTCCATCTTTCCGCTTGTAGGGTTCCGAACCGACGCATTTCCACACCTGCCCGTTTTTTGCAAAAACTTGCAAATTATCACCGCTCGCATTTTCCAAAATATCACCCATATATAAAAGTTAATTGTCCGCTCAAATATCCCGCCCCTCTTTTCCCGCTTCCCGCTCTCTTATAAAGAGAGCGAGCGGGCGGGAACGAAATTAGGGGTTTTTCCCGTTTAATTCCCGACGGGATTCGGCGGGAAACGGGAAACGGGAAAGTATTTGTCGTTTTCGAACGCTAAAATTTCCGACTTCACCAAGGTTTCGAGCGCTTCTTTTGCGCGTTGTTTTCGGTGCTTCGGGCTTGCGTCGGGGTTCACTAGCGCAAGTTTTAAGACAATCGCGTTTAGTAGGGTGCTTTCTTCGACTGGTTCGCCCGCTGTTTCACAAATGCCCGTCACCACTTCGAGAGCGACTTTCTGGTTCCCCTTAAGCCCTTCGCCGCCCGCTTTCTTGTCCTGGGCGACTTGCGCCGCCGCTTTGTTGTCGCCCGCTTGGATCACGCAACTTGTGATTGTCTCGCCGTCTTCGTCCTCGCCGATTTCGACAATGTTCAACTTAAAGCCGAATTGATCGCCTTCACCGCTGCCGTCTTTTTGCTTATCGATCACCGCCGCCCGCTCGTCACCGTTGCGAATAACTTCTATTTGTGCGTCCGCTGCACCACGCAAACCCGACCACCCCCGCACACCGCGACTCGCATCCTTACCCGTGTGACTGATAAGCACGATTAACGCACCCGTCGCGCGGTGTAGCGCTTTGCAATGCGCAAGGGCTCGCGATACGTCCTCGCCGCTGTTCTCGTTGCCCTGGAAGCTTTGCGCAAAGGTGTCGACCACGATCACGTCGACCTTGCCGAACGCACGAAGCGCGAGTATCAGGTCTTTAATGTCGGTCTTTTCCATAAGGTTTGGAGCTTCCGCGATGATGCCGATGTCGAGCGCGTCCGGGGCGACCCCGTTAAACTCGCAATAAGCCTTAAGGCGATTGCGGCACCCGCCCGCACCTTCGGCGGCGATGTAGACCGCCCGACCCTTCGCGACCTTCTTGCCGCGCCATTCGTCGCCGCGAGCGATTGCCCCGAGCATATCGAAGACGAAAAAAGATTTGCCCGAGCCCGAATCGCCGAAGACGACCATTAACTCGGCGCGGGGCATCACGCCTTTAATGATCCATTGCGGGGCTCGACGGGTGAGAAATTGCGACGCGCTTTGCACCTGGAAGCGAACCGCTTGCGCAATCTTTTTTAATTCGCCTGGTGGGGTGTCGACCACGTCGAAATCGTCGGCGACTGTGCCCGTCGCTTTTGGCGCTGGGGTATCGGGAACCCCGCCGCCTAGGTCGTCGAACTCGTCCACCCGAAGCGAAGCGAGTTCGAGTGCACGACCGCGCCCCTTGCAACACATTTCGCGCCATACATATAACATTGCGCGGTCGTGATCTTGGCGGCGATGATCGAGCGCAATTTCCATCACGTACTCGTTCGACGCCAGGATCGAGAACACTTCGTCGTCGGGCAAACCCGCCGAGTAAAGCGCGACCGCCGAAGCGAACACCGCGCGGGAGCGGTCGCCACTGTGCAAACCTTCGATTAAGAAGTCTTTCACCTGGTAAGGCAAATCAAGACCGGACAAGTCGGGCAACATGAAATCGTCGAGAACGTCGGGCATGTTCAAGTCGATAACGTCCGCCTTCTTGCGCTCTTTCGCGTATTGCGTCGAGAGTTCGGCAAATAGCGCGGCGGCGGGTGCGCAAACGTCCGTCGGTGTTCCTGGGAGGTGTTCACCTGTTACGGTCAAGAAGCGCGCTTCGTTGCCCGCGTAGATTTCGACGCCAATGTCGTGATTGTTCCAATCGTCGGGAATTTCGCCCGATGCCAGGATTCGCAAACCCCGACCGCTTGGGCTTAACTCGGTATAACTCGCAAGCTTGTCGACAATGTCTTGCGCCCAGGGCGCAACAACACCGCCCGCGACGCAGTTATCAAGATCGACACCGACGACACCATGGGGGTTCGTCATCACGTACCCAACGCCCGCGAACTTGGTCGGGTTTGCTTTGTACGCTTTGAGCGCTTGGGCATAAGTGCCCCACCGTTCGGGCTTGGCGGTCGAGATACCGAACTCGGGATTAGTCGGCGAATGAGGGATTTTGTCGAACTTCCCTTTTTTCTCATTGAGTACCGCCCGCCAAGGTGCCCAACGTTTTTGTGCTTTGAGCGATTCGGGGATCGCTCGACCGTCAAACGGTCGAATTATTGGGGTGTCCGCTGTCATCACGCCGAGCCCCTTATAGGTCGACCGTAGCGAACGCGGAACGAATGCGCGGGCTAACTAAGCGGGCGCGGGGTACGCCGAATTGCGCTTCGATTTCGATTGCACGGTCAAGGGGCGTCCAACCTTGCTTAAGCCACCCGCTCACGGCTTGCTGCGATACGCCCAGGGCTTCGGATAACAAGTCCTGGGTGCCCGCGAGCGCGATTGCGTCTTCGATGCCTGTTGTATTTGGGGTTTCTTGATTAAGTATTGTCTGTTCCATTTTGTACTTTCCTTTCTAACGAATAAAACTTTAAAAAGTATTGTACAACCTATTAATCGTTAAAACCAATAAATTATTACCGAAGGAGTTTTATTGCCTTTTCATAATTACCTAATATAATGCGACCTAACACAAGCATTAACTAGTATTTACATGTAAAGCCGCGTCACCCCCGACGCTAACGTGTAAATATCTTTAAACGAGGAATATATGGCGATCACTGGCAACATGATTGAAAACCCACTAGGCACGTATATCAAAGCTTTGCGCATTGATAAAGGGTTGACGCAAAAGATGCTGGGCGACCTTTGCGGCGTATCCCAAACATCGATAGGAGTGTGGGAATCGGGAAGTAATCGCCCAACAGTTGAAAATCTACACTCGCTTTCTGGTGCTCTAGGCGTCCCAGTTTCAACCTTACGGGAAAAACTCATAGAATCCGTTGAGGCAAAAATTCACGTAAGAGATGTAAAAAGCGAGACGCAAAGCAATGAAATCTCAGAGGATCACAAACGCGCTTTGCTAAAAGCGGTGAACAATAGCTTAGAAGACATTGGAAGATCGCCGGTAAAAGTTGATAGCATCAAGGAGTTCGCGGCGGCCAATATTGAAGGGTGTAGCATTGATGTGCAAACCCGCACCCCGTCTGGGGTGCAATGGGACACCGACTTCGAAAACGCTAACTTTGTTTTCGTGATCTGTACATCGTGGAACCCAAACTACATACTTCAAGAAGCGTACCACCTCGCCAGCTACAGGGCATGGAAACAAGACGATAGAGGGTATTACGTCATCGCGATAGAGGACGAGCCTTTACCAGAATCTAGAATTACCTTAAGGCTAGGTGAGCGGATTTTAAAAACCCACGACGCAGAAGCCAGCATGCTAGGAGTCCAGATCGAAAGGGTTAGGAACGTCCAAGACGCAATCGAAACCATAATGTCGATTCAAGAGTGGCACAAGCATGTGAAAGCAAAGTAACAGAAAACCACACATTACAAAAACATACAAACCGCCTTCGGGCGGTTTTTTTTCGACTAAAACGAATTTATACAACCAAAAGGCTTTACAACATCTGAATTTTGATCTAAAGTTGTTTTAAGCAAGAAAAACAACCTTATAAAACAAAGCAGAGAGGTAAGGCGATGTATCTACACGACCAAATACTAGCACCGCGTCTAAAAATAACATGGAGTATCGGCGGCATCTACTACGGCGGTGCCGTCTACGTGGATGACGGCTTCGGTAATTACCTAAAGACCAAATGGTGTTCATCCGCGCGTTTCCTCTCTCGTAACCAAGGAGTGTAACGCCATGAGCAACCACCAACACACAAACCTCTCTTTATTGTCCGACGCCGAATTGATTCGCCACGTCGACAACGGTCTCGACAAATTAACGTCGACCGACCTCGAAATCGAATTGCTTGCACGTTTCGAAAGTCACTCGGAAACATTGCGCGACTTGTCGCCAGTGCTTGAATACATCGACGCCGAAGCGCTTAACGCGGAGTCAATCGCCGCCGATTTGATCTTCGCAAAACAGATTCGCGACTTGCTCGCGGAGCATAACCACAAGGACATCGACGACTTGCAAATATCGCTCGAAGCCCTGGCAGAAATCGCCGCCAATGTAAAAACCACGAAATTTTCAACCCCTAACACTTAACAGGTGCAAACATGAGTTTAGAACTAGCCATTAAAGAGAACACCGCCGCCGTCGAATCACTCGCGGCTTATTTGAAAAACCTTTTCACAACCGACCGTGCCGCCCTGGCATTGACGGCACACGTCGACACCGTCGTCGACACGAAAGTCGCCAAGACCGAAACGAAAACGGCAAAAAGCGAAACGGCACCCGCCCATAAGACTAATTTAACCGCGAAAACGGAAACACAAGCCGACGTCGCAGGGAAGTCCGTCGAAGCAAAGGTCGAAGTCGTTACATACGAGGAACTGAAAAAAGCGATTGTCGCTTTCCAACAAGCGAACGGGCGCGAAAAAGCAATCGCCGCGCTTGCTTCCCTGGGTGTCGCGAAGGGCACCGATTTAAAACCCGAACAATATGCCGAAGCGTTGGTATTGTTCACGGCTTAAGGCGGGTGAAAACATGAAACTCGATAAAGACCTTTTAAAAAGTTGGAACCCGTGCGCCGACGGCTTCCAGTGGTTTCTGAAAAACTTCCCGCAAGGCGGTGACATCGCGGAAATTAACACCGCGCTTCGTGCGGAGCATCGATACGACGATTCTAATTGGTTGACAAACCGCGTTTTTGAATCGTTCGTCGTTTCACCTGAAAACATCGCGAGCTATACGGACGACACGGTAAAAGCCACCTTGAAAGAAACCGAAGGCGCGGAGCAAAGCGCGTCGGGTTATTCCAGCACGGCAGCATCGTCGGGTAATTACAGCAAGGCAGCATCGTCGGGTTATTCCAGCAAGGCAGCATCGTCGGGTGAATCCAGCACGGCAGCATCGTCGGGTTATTCCAGCACGGCAGCATCGTCGGGTTATTCCAGCACGGCAGCATCGTCGGGTAATTACAGCAAGGCAGCATCGTCGGGTGAATCCAGCACGGCAGCATCGTCGGGTGAATCCAGCACGGCAGCATCGTCGGGTTATTCCAGCACGGCAGCATCGTCGGGTAATTACAGCAAGGCAGCATCGTCGGGTTATTCCAGCACGGCAGCATCGTCGGGTTATTCCAGCACGGCAGCATCGTCGGGTAATTACAGCACGGCAGCATCGTCGGGTTATTCCAGCACGGCAGAAGCAAAAGGCGAAAAAACGATCGCTATGGTCGCGGGCATAAATGGTCGTGCGAAAGTTGGTGTCGGCGGCGTTTTTGCACTTCCTTTCTTGGACGATAACGAAAAACTGCGCGTCGCGGTTGGTATTGAGGGCGAAAACATTGTCGCCGATACCTGGTATCGCGTAACAAACGGCGAATTGGTGCAAGCATGAGCCAACACGCTAAATTTTCCCCAAGCGGCGCGCACCGTTGGATGTCTTGCGCGGGATCGCTCGCCCTCGAATCGAAATTCGAGGATAAAGGGAGCGAGTTCGCCCAGGAAGGCACCGCCGCCCACGCCCTCGCCGCTTACGTTCTCGAATCGGGCAAGAAGCGCTCTACGGGTGAAACGTTCACCTTTGACGACCACGGCATAACGCGTTCGGTGAAGCTAACCGACGAAATGGTCGACTACGTGCAAGACTACATCGACCTCGTTCACGGGTACGCCCAGGGCGGCGAACTCATGGTCGAGCAACGTGTCGAGTTCTCGATCTTTGTCGGCATCCCCGACCAATTCGGAACGAGCGACGCCGTCATTCTATCGGGCGACACGATCACCATTATTGATTTGAAATATGGCAAAGGCGTTCGCGTCGACGCCGAGTTCAACGAGCAATTGCAACTTTACGCCCTGGGGTGCTTGCATGAGTTCGGATGGTTAGGCGACTTCAAAAATATTTGTATGGTCGTACACCAACCGCGCTTACACCATGTAAGCGAATGGAATTGCACGGTCGACGAACTCTTGGCTTTTGGCGCCAAAGCCCAAGCCGCGGCGAAGCTTGCGCAAGCTTGCATCGAGTCGCCCGAGCTAATCGCCGAAAGCTTGACGGTCGGCGAGTCGCAATGCCGCTTTTGCAAAGCGAAAGGCGCTTGCCCTGCGATTGCGAAGCACGTCGTCGAAATCATCACCGACGACTTTGTCGACTTAACGCAACCGCTTCGCCCCGCGCTCGAAGCCGCCAGCGAACGCACGTTCGACAACAAGGTTTTAGCGAACTTGCTCGGCGCTGCGGATTTGATCGAGGGTTTTGTAAAAGCGGTGCGAGCCCGTGCCGAATCGGCTTTGCTTAAGGGCGAAGACGTACCAGGTTACAAGCTAGTAGCGGGCAAGCAAGGGGCTCGCGCTTGGAGCGACGAAGAAGAAGCCGAAAAGCTTTTGAAATCGTTCCGCTTAAAGATCGATGAAATGTACGACAAAAAACTGATTTCACCGACCACGGCGGAAAAGGTTTTGAAGGGGTCGCCGTCACGATGGGAAAAAGCGCAAGAAGTTATTAGTCGCAAGACAGGTGCGCCAAGTGTTGCCCCCGTTAGCGACAAGCGCCCCGCCCTGGTGATAACACCCACCGAAGAAATGTTCGACGCCGTCGGTGATGATCTTGCGTAAGGAAATTGCCGACGTATTCCCGCCACATATCCGCGACGCGCTTGTCATGGCGTCGCTGGTAGAAGGCTCAACTTTTAGAAAAATGGACGCAATCGACAAAGCGGTCGCGTCCGCCCGTAGTTCCCAACCTCAACTTTTTAGGACATCAGAAAATGAAAATTCGTATTCAAAACGTGCGTTTAGCATTCCCAAATTTATTCGAAGCGACGACGACGGTCGCGGGTGAAGGCAAGCCCGCTTTTTCGGCTTCGTTCTTGATCGACCCGAACGACCCGCAAGTGAAAGAAATTAACGCGGCAATCGAGCAAGTCGCCAAGGACAAATGGGGCGCAAAAGCCGACGTACAACTTAAAGCGATGCGCGCCGCGGATAAGACCGCATTGCACGACGGCGATTTGAAAGCCCAATACGCGGGATTTGAAAACATGCTCTACATATCCGCCCGCAACGCGGTTCGCCCTACCGTATTGAACCGCGACAAATCACCCGTCACGGAGTCGGACGGCATTATTTACGCGGGCTGTTATGTGAATGCGGTGTTCGAATTGTGGGCACAAGATAACAACTACGGCAAGCGCGTTAATGCTTCGCTCGCGGGTGTTCAATTCAACCGCGACGGCGATGCGTTTGCGGGCGGTCAATCGGCAAGCGAAGACGACTTCGACGACCTCGAAGAAGGCGCAACCGCCGACGACTTGGCTTAACAGTTTAAGCGGGGCGGCGCACTTCTCGGTGCGACTAATCCACGCGCTAAACAGGCTTAAAACGAAATCGAGACCCCGCCCGCGTGTACATCATGGGGGCTCGAAATCGGCATGCGGGGGCGCTGCGTTAAGTGGAACCCTGAATTTTAGGCAACGGATTATTTTACAAATTTAACGAGGTTTTCAACATGCAAAAATTGTGGCTCGATCTTGAAACGTACAGCGAAACGCCGATTAAAAACGGTGTACACGCTTACGCGGAAAATGTCGAAATATTGCTTTTTGCTTGGGCGATTGACGACGAGCCCGCCGCGGTTTGGGATTGCACGGACGAATCCGGCAAGACACCCCCGCGTTTGTACGATGCGCTTATAAAAGCGCCCGAACTATGGGCGCAAAATTCGCACTTCGACCGCACCGTCTTAGGGGCGCAAGTGTTGCCGTCGTGCGTCACTCGCCCCGAGCGTTGGCGCGATACGATGGTTCAAGCCCTCGCCCACGGCTTGCCTGGTGCGCTTGGCGACTTGTGCGTCGCGCTTGGTATTCCTGCGGACAAAGCGAAAGACAAAGCGGGCAAAGCGCTTATCCAGTTGTTTTGCAAACCCCGCCCAAAGAAAAGCAAAATCCGCCGCGCCACCCGCGAAACCCACCCGAAGCAATGGGCGGAGCTCGTCGAATACGCACGCCAAGACATCGAAGCAATGCGCGAAATCCATAAGAAAATGCCGCTTTGGAATTACAAGGGTTTCGAGCTTGATTTGTGGCACCTCGACCAACGCATTAACGACCGAGGCGTCGCAATCGACCTCGAACTCGCCGACGCCGCCGTGCGGGGTGTAGATCGCGCACAAGTCGGGCTCGCGAAAGACACCGTCGAAATGACAAACGGACAGGTGCAAAGCGCGACGCAACGCGACGCCATGCTCGCGCATATCCTGGAGGAGTACGGCGTCGCGTTGCCTGACATGCAAATGGCAACACTCGAACGCCGCATCGAAGACCCCGATTTACCGATGGGCTTGCGCGAATTGCTTAAGGTGCGTTTGCAAGCGTCGACGAGTTCGACGAGTAAATATCGCACTTTGCAACGTGCAACAAGCCGCGACGGTCGCTTGCGTGGATTGCTGCAATTTTGCGGAGCAAGTCGCACCGGACGATGGGCGGGTCGCTTATTTCAACCGCAAAATTTACCGAGACCGACTTTGCACCAAGACGAAATCGACTTCGGGATCGAAGCGCTCAAAGCCGATTGCGCCGACCTAGTCGTCGACAACGTCATGCAATTAACATCGAGCGCCATTCGCGGGTGCATCGTCGCCCCCGAGAACAAGAAGCTTTGCATTGCCGATTTATCGAACATCGAGGGACGTGTGCAAGCTTGGCTCGCGGGCGAAACCTGGAAGCTTAAAGCGTTTCGGGATTACGACGCGGGAATCGGCGCGGATTTGTACAAACTAGCCTATTCGAAGTCGTTCGGCGTTGCACCCGAAGACGTCACCAAAGACCAACGGCAAATCGGCAAGGTTCAGGAATTGGCGCTAGGTTATGAGGGCGGCGTCGGGGCGTTTGTCACCTTCGCGGCGGCTTATGGTATCGACTTGGACGAACTCGCCGCCAAAGCCGCCCGCGCTATCCCGCCGAATGTGTGGGGTCAAGCAAACATCATGCTCGAATGGCACCGCAAACAAAACCGCGACCCCGACCGCGCTTTGGGCTTATCCGAACGCGCTTGGTTGACTTGCGAGTCGTTTAAGTTGGCATGGCGAGAAGCGCACCCGAATATCGCGTCGCTATGGAAAGAACTCGATTCGTCGGTTCGTGCCGCTATCGACTGCCCAGGCAAAACATTTATTTGTCGGGTGTTGAAAGTGCGCCGCGACGGCAATTGGTTGCGAATCGGTTTGCCTTCGGGTCGTGCGATTTGCTACCCGTCGCCAGCGATTGAAAAAGAGAAAATTACCTATATGGGTGTCAATCAATATTCGCGCAAATGGAGCCGCTTGCAAACCTACGGCGGCAAGTTATTCGAGAACGTTTGCCAAGCCGTCGCCCGCGATGTCATGGCGGCGAACATGCCCGAAATCGAGAACAAGGGCTATGAAATTGTTTTATCAGTACATGACGAACTTTTAACCGAAACACCCGACACCGCCGACTATTCGAGCGACGAACTAAGCGAATTGCTTGCCGCCGTTCCGCATTGGGCGGAGGGCATGCCGCTCGCCGCTGCGGGCTTTGAAACTTATCGATATAAGAAGGATTAACGATGAAACGCTACACGCTAAAAACGATTAAGAAAACCAAGTGCTATCAAGCGAACGTCGAAGCGGTTCGCGCGATTTACCCAGGGCACGAAGACGACTTCGCCCGCGAGTTGATGATCGCGGCGAATGCCGTCCGCCTATTTAACGCCGAGGGCGATTTACTTGTCAGCCTTTTTAAATGGAACGATTCGCCCCAAGGGCACGACGCATGGGAGACCTTGTATTGGGCAATCTGCAAATACAACACGGAGCAAACTAAAAATGATTAAGCAAATAAAAGCCTATTTACGCGCTCGCAAATTGCGCCGCGAACGCCGCGCCCTGGTGCGCGAACTCGAATCGGTGTACCAATTGCGCGACTACGTGCAAAACCGCGAGCGCGAGATTATGAAACGCGCCGCGCAAATCGATTGCGAGAGCATCGTCACTAAGAACCAACTTGCGCGGGGTTGGTAACGATGCGCGAATCGCTAATCGAAAAATACTTAGTCGCCCAGGTGAAAGCCGCGGGCGGCGAGGTGCGCAAGGTCAAGTGGATAGGACGCCGCGGCGCACCCGACCGCATTGTTTTAATGAATGGGTTTGTCGTGTTCGTGGAACTTAAAGCAACGGGCAAAACGCTCGAAGCGCACCAAGAGCGCGAACACAAACGAATGCGAAATCAAGGTGCCTGGGTTTGCCTGCTTGACTCGAACGAAGCCGCCGACCTATTGGTCGCGATGATTAAACGAAAAAGGGGTTTGCAAAATGCCGCGTGATTTCGTCGCCCGCCCTTACGGCGAACTAATAACAAACCACATTCTCGACAATCCACGGTGCAACGTATGGGCGGGAATGGGTACGGGCAAGACCGTGTCGACGCTTAACGCGCTCGACGCCCTTTTTCTCGTCGAAGATGCCCCCGTGCTAGTCGTCGCCCCGTTGCGCGTTGCTCGCGACACCTGGAAAGATGAAGCGGCAAAGTGGAACCACCTCGCACACTTGCGCGTCGTGCCGATTGTCGGGAACGAGAAGCAACGCCGCGAAGCCCTTCGCACCCGTGCCGATATTTACACGACCAATTTCGAGAATTTGCCATGGCTAATCGAGACCATGGGCGAGCGTTGGAACTTCGAAACGGTGATCGTCGACGAAGCTTCGAAGCTTTCAGGGTTCCGCTTGCGGCAAGGCACCAAGCGCGCAAAGGCGTTCGCGAGTGTCGCGCACACAAAGATTAAGCGCTATGTGAATTTAACGGGAACGCCAAGCGCTCGCGGCTTACAAGCCCTTTGGGGTCAAAACTGGTTTGTCGACAAAGGTGCGCGCTTGGGTAAAAGCTTCGACGCTTTCAAATCCCGTTGGTTCCGCACCTCGTTCGATGGGTTCGGTATTTTGCCGAACGAATATGCCCAGGATCAAATACAAAAAGCCCTCGCCGACATCACTATCGCGATTGATGCCCGCGATTGGTTCGACTTGCACGAGCCCGTCGTCACAAACCTGTTTGTCGATTTGCCCGCAAAAGCTAAACAACTTTACAACGACATGGAAAGAAAAATGTTTATGGAGTTGTCGGGGCATGAAGTCGAAGCGTTTAACGCCGCCGCCAAAACGCAAAAGTGTTTGCAAATCGCGAACGGCGCGGCGTATGTCGGCGAAGGTGCGAAGGATTGGGAAGAAATCCACGACGCGAAATTCGATGTTCTCGAATCGATTATCGAAGAAGCGGGCGGAATGCCTGTTTTGTGCGCGTACAACTTCAAAAGCGACGCGGCGCGACTGCTTAAGCGATTTAAGGGCGCCGTCAATCTGTCGACGCCCGAGGGATTGGCGAAGTTCAAGCGCGGCGAGGTGCCGCTCGGGATTGCGCACCCTGCCAGCATGGGGCACGGGATCGACGGTTTGCAAGACATAACGAACATTCTTGCGTTCTTCGCGCTTGATTGGAATTTAGAGAACCGCTTGCAATTTATCGAACGAATCGGGGCGACTCGCCAAGCGCAAAGCGGACACGACCGCCCGACTTTTATTTATAACATTCTCGCGAAAGACACCGTCGACGAATTGGTGTTAGAGCGCGTAACAACGAAAAAAGAAGTCGAACAAATCTTGCTCGACGCTATGAAACGAAAGGGCTATAAATGAGACACCACCACATTATTCGCGACGGTATGGGATTTTGCATTCACCACGCTTTAAATTTTACCGACGATTGCGACGAGTGCATCGCCGAAGACAAAGCGAAACGCGCGGCGACACATTGCGAAACGCACGACGAAACGTTCGAGACCGTTTGCCCGCAATGCGCTATGTGGAAGGCGAATATCCTCGACCAAGACGCGCAAGAAATTACCACCATGCCCGAAGCGCTCGACCCTGTCGCGCTTGGCGTTCGGGCGGATTGGTTGCTAGAAGCCCAAGCGCGCCGCTTTGTCGACCCGAGCGACAAACTCGGCGACGGCTTTATTCGATTCCGCGGGCAACAAAACCCGCTGCCGCCCGACACCTTTGTCGTGGTGGAAGACACAGACGGGGAGATGACGGCAGACACCGCGGGCATGATTCCTTGGTCTCGCATAGTTTCTTACAAAATTATCGAGCAAGAGGGGCTTGTATCGAGCGAACCGCAATCGGCTTTGCAAGTGCAAGAAGGCGGCGACCATTACAAAAAGCTAAAAATTCAACCCGTCGAGTATATCCACGCGAACGGCTTGCCGTTTGCCGAAGGTAGTGTCATTAAATACGTCACCCGTTGGCGCGATAAAAACGGGATCGCTGATTTGAAAAAGGCGCGGCATTTTCTCGATTTGCTAATCGAACTCGAAGGGGCTAAGTGATGAAACGCGACAACGTAAAAACATTTTGCGCGGCGGGCTTGGTCGTCGCGGGGCTTGTCGGGCTCGCGTTCGGCACCCCCGCACTCGGGTTGGGTCGTGTTTCTTGGCGCTGTTGTGCTTTTGGATTGTTAGGGGGTTGAAATGTTAAAGAGCCAATCGAATAGCGAACAATTTCAGACCCGAAGCGGCAACCACTCGACAAAGGGAAGCCGCAAAGGGTTCGACTTACTCGGCGGGGGCGAAGACCCAACGAAGGTTTTAACAATAGAAGAAAGACGCGATTCGCTTAAGTTGCGGATGTTAAGCATCGAGTATTTGATGGGGTCTACCGCCGACAAAGGACTTCGTAAAAAGCTAGGTGCGGAAAAATTCGAACTACAACAGCAAATGAGCGCGTTAAGGGTGAAAAGAAAGTCGGAGAAACCCGAATCTATCCCAGGGGCGTTCATTGATATTTGTCGCGAGCGTATGTCTAAACATCAATTTCGCTGCATCATGGACGAGGCAAACGAAATCGTTCGCGGCAACATCGCACACAACAAAACCTTACACCGCGAGATTGAGGGCTAGAAGAATGTACCTAACCGCCGCACAATTGTCGGAACTAACCGACCTCAAGCCGAACCAACGCGCGGCGATTCGCCGTTGGCTAATTAAGAATAATTGGGTGTTTACGGTCTCGGCGACGGGCTTCCCCCAGGTGTTGACGCGTTACCACGACGGGCGCATGATGGGCGAAATAGGGGCAAGCCAGGCGAAAGCCGCTGAAATCGAACCGAACTTCGGAGCATTGAGAAAATGAACGGACGACGCAAATCACCCGACGGGATGCCGTTCCGCCTGTATCGGATCGACGGCAAATTTAAAGTAAGCTTTTACTATAAATTACCCGACAACACGCGGGCTTTCACCCTCGCCGCCCGCGCTGGTGATGCGCGAGACATTGCCGAGAAGCGCGCCGAAGCGGTTCGCCGTGCCGATATGCTAAACGGCAACGCCGTCGAAGCGGGCACGGTTGCCTCCCTGGTAGATCGATATTTCTTATGGCAAAAGAACCTTAAGCCGAACGACGGACGGCGCAAAGCCGCGTCGACGTTGGAAGGTAATAAGCCCGAAGCAAAAAACCTGGTGAAAGTGTTCGGGGCGATGTTGCCCGAGCAAATCAAAACGAAACACGTTTACGGGTATCTAGCAGCGAGAGCCGACAACGGCGCCCCCGCGAAGGCGAACAAGGAAATCGCCCTACTTTCGGCGATTCTGGAATACGCAAGGACGCGCGGCGAACTAGAGCAAAACCCTTGTCGTGATATTAGGTACAACCCGACAACGGCGTCGACGAAGCTAGTCGAAGACGCGCACCTAGAACTCGCGTTAAGCGAAGCCCGCAAGCGCGGCGGACAATACCACGTTTTAGGGCTTTGCTTTTACGTTGCTTACTTAACAACAAGCCGCCCGAGCGAAATGCGAAGTATGACGCGCGCATCGATCACCGCCGAGGGTTTAAAAATACCAATTGGGAAAAAGCGAGCGACCCAGGTGCAAAAATATAAGCTTGTGCAATGGTCGCCAGCGTTGCGGACGGCGGTCGACGAAGCGTTGTCGCTGCAAAGAACGGCGAGCATGTTTGTTTTCGGCAACACGGAGGGGCAAGAGTATTCGCGCTCGGGGTGGGGCACGATTTGGACGCGCTTAATGAAATATTGCGAAGCCAGGGCGAAAGCCGAAAACCTCACTTTTGAGCGTTTCGCGCTTAAGGACATGCGCCCAATGTCTGTCACCGAACGCGTAAGTGTTGGCGAAACGAACATAATTAACGCGACGGGGCACGTCGACGAACGCATGATCCGTAAGACCTACGACCGCAACACGGTTCGAAAAACAACGTCGACGAAGTAAATACATATACACACAAATAAACCTTGCATTGTTTTATTTGTGTGTATATACTTCATTCATCGGGTTCACAAACACAACGGAGAATGAAAAAATGCAAAAATTCACTACAAAACAACTTCAAGCCGCTTTGATTGAATTACGCGCAAAAAACACTCAAGAAGCAAACGCCGCATTTAGAATGACATACGATGAATTGAATGCGCGCATGGGTGATGATGCTTTTGATGCTTGGACGGATTCGTTAGGATGGTAGATCATAAAAAAGAGGCGAAACGGTTAATCCGAATCGCCTATAAAACAGGCGGGACGGTTTCGTTTTCACTGTCCTACATGATTGACTTAGGCGTATCCCTAAAAATAATAAAAGCGGTATTAAGAAAATGAATAAATCGGAAAAAAATAAACGCGGATTCCAAAAGCAAATGGAAGAAGGCAAGCGCGTTAACGTGTATCTTGACGCAAAGAGCTTGGAGATTGCCGCAAAGCTTGGTGAAGGAAATGTAAGCGAAGGAATACGCAAAGCATTAGCGAAAAGTGGCGTCGTTAGTTAATTAGACAACGATTTTATAAAATCATCTTCCGCAAAAGTGCTTTTTATCTTCCGCAAAAATGAAAAAGCCCACTCGAAAGTGGGCTAAGTCATTGATTATATTGGGGTGGACGATGGGGCTCGAACCCACGACAACAGGAATCACAATCCACGGCGGGAAGTGATATAAAACAACGGCTTAAGACACTTTTGCGGAATTTCACAAGTAGAAGCAAGCCCCACAAATTTAACCTATTTCGCCGCATCTTCCGCAAATTTAGGGGATCAAAAACAAGTCGCGCTCGGCGGTGCGGCGGATCGTTAAGCCGCGAACCGCCCGCCCGCCCGCCTTGTTCCAAAGCAAAAACTTTTCCGCCGCGGCGTTGAACTCGCCGCGCTTCGCGAGTCGGCAAACCGACGAAGCCCCGAACGCACCAAGCCCGATGTTATAGGCGAGTGACACGCAAGCGACTAGGCGATTTCCTGAAAGCCCAGGGCAACGCGCCAAGACCCCCGACATAAAATAAATTAGTCGACGGCGCAAAGCGCTATCGGCTTGTTCCTGCGTCCAGACCATGCCAGGCACGACGCCGAGCGTTTCGCCGTGCCCTATCGTCCAAACGCCGACGATGTCTTGATACGCCCGAAGGCGGCACCCTTCGAACTTAGCGACGAAGGCGAACGCTTGGTCGAGGGTGTTCATTTATTTACTTTGTCGAAAACGCGACCGACGAACCAAAACGCCAAGACGCCCGAGAGCAAAGCGAAATCGTCGGGTGAATAGATTTGCACGAACACCGACGACAACGACGAGCCCGTCGCGTAAAGCATTACCGCGCCGCCCAATTTGTGCAACACATAAAGGGAGAGCAAAACGTAAGTCACGACCGGACGAACGAGGAAATTTAACGCGTCGACGATACGAACACCCGTCTTTTGCATTTGCCCTTGAAGCGCGGTTTTTTGCGCTTCGAGTAAGGCGATTACCTGGTCGAAATTGCCTTGCACCTCGATTTCGCGCACCTTGTTGTCGCTGCGTAGCTGTTCGAGTTGAAATTGCTTGTCGAGCATTTTTAGTTCGTGCGTGTTGTCCTCTTTCTTGTGTAGCAAGTTCAGAATTTCAGGCAACAAACGAAGAAGCCCGCCCCCGAGGGCGGATAAAATAGAAAGTAGCATTTTGCGTTCCTTTTAGTGTCTTTCTTTTGGATCCAAAGACGGCGAAAGTATCAAGGTTTAAAACCGTGCGCTTTCGCCCATTCGAGCAAGACCGAACCCGCCCAGGCAAAAACAACGAGCACGAGCGCCGATAATGTTTTTTCGATGATCGCTTGGCGAAGCTTTACGCTTTGCGCTTCGCGCTTAATTGCGAGTTTTACCCATTGCATTTCGTCCTCGGACAGCGACGGGGTGTTCGCTCGGAGCGCTTGCGCGATGTCGGCGATAAATTCTTGGCGCTCTTTTGGTGTCATGTTTAGTTATCCCCGTCGGCGGTTTAAGGTGCGATTAGTGCGTCGCGCTCTTGTGCTTTTTGAATATAAAGCGAGAACATTGCCGCATAGACTTGCAAGCCCGTCATTGTCGCCCCTGGGATCACCTCGCCCGTTTCGGGGTTGCGCATTTGAATAACGATGTTTGGATCAAATTCGAAATGGATGCCGGGCAAAGACTCGGCGAACTCTTTGTCGCCAGCGACGACGATAACTTCTTCGCTTAGCCGCACCATTGGCGCGCCGTGTCGCGGGTTGCTAATTAGTACCTGGTTGCAACGCTGCCAGCTTTTGCCCGAGACGTCGGTTTGGTTGTAATCTGCCATGATTTTTTTTCCTTTATATCGTTAAATTAAATCGCGACTTCGGACGCATGCACCGCCGCGCTTACATACACGTTTGTCATTGCCGTGGCGCCCATATTAAAAACCAACGCAAGCCCTTGGTTTGTCGTGTCTGCTGTCGCGGTGAGCGTCCAACCTGTCGGCACCGTGCCGCCTAAACTTGTGACCGTTGGCGTACCAACAAACGCGACGTTTCCGGTATTACCGCGGCGAATTACGCCTTTCACTTCCCACCCTGCCGACTCGGTTCCTAAAGTCGCGAGCCGACCCGCCGACACTGTCGCTGTGAAAGTAACCAAACGAGACAAAGGCACGTTAATAATGTTCGACGCCCCGACCGCGTTCCCGTCCGATGTTAGTGTGTAGTTTGTATTGATTGCCGTAGCACTTGCCGACAAAACGGTGCGAGCGTATTGCGACCAACCACTACCCGCGCCCCTTGCGGAATAGGAACCGTGCGCAAATTTACCCGCGAAGTCCGCGAGTGCATAAGACCCGATTGCGAATGCCCGTTGCGCGTTTGCGGTGTTATTACCAATCGCAACCGATTCCATACCCGTAGCGTTAGAACCCACCCCAATAGCGACGGCGTTTGCCGCCGATGCGCTTTGCCCACCTACATTGACCGAACTAAGCCCGCCCGCGGTGCCGTTGCCGATGCTAATCGCGTTTGAATTGCTCGCGGTGCCCGCGCCTATCGCGATAGCGCCAAGAGCCGACGCGGTCGCGGTGCTGCTTCCGCCGATTGCAATCGAGCCAGACCCCGACGCGACGCCCTGGTTAAGCGCAACGGAGTTTCCGCCGCTGCCCGTCGCGGAGCGGCTTAATATTTTCCATTTGCCCGACGCCGATGCGGTCGCGCACGTAATCGTCACAGAGGAGCCAGGCGGCACCGCAATCGAACTTTCGCCACCTTGAAATGTATCAGTGCCAGCACGAATTACGTTTCGAACAACTGTCGTTTCATTGACGTAGTTGAAAATAAAGCCGACGCCCGCCGTTGCACTCGCAAGAAGCGTAATGTCGCCAGTACCCGACGTGGTGCGGATCGTTGTCGCGTGATCGCCCGCGACTAAAGTGTAAGCCGCTGTTTTGTCCGAAATTGCTTGTTTTGGGTATGTCGAAACGCCCGCGGGGGCACTTAGCGAAACAGTCCAAGCCGCCAACGTGCCCGACCCGTTGATCGTCGTCACGTTGACGACTAGCGCACCCGTGCCACTGTTGTACGCGGTGATGTCCCCGTGCATCCAAGTCGTCGGGGTCGCGGTGCTTGCAATCTTGACCGATGCGCCCACCGTTAGCATTTTTCCGGTTTCGACGGTCAGCGACTTAGACCCAAGACCGACCGCGACGCTAGTCGTGCTTGTTGCGCTAGTGCCTGGTGCGCTTACTGCTGTTAGCGCGCTCGCGGCGGCGTTCGTTTCACTTATTAACGCGTTATCGGCGCTCGCGGCGGCGTTCGTTTCACTTATTAACGCGTTATCGGCGCTGGTTGCCGCTAGTGCAACTTGATCCGCTGCACTCGTAGCGCTCGCGGCGGCGTCGACCGCGTTGCCGTACACGTTCGCGGCAAGCCCGACAAGCTCGGTGCGGAAAGTCGGCAACGCGTTCGACCAATTATATGCAAGGGTGTTAAACGTTGCGCGGTTCGACGGGTCGGGTGCCGCTGGTAGCGTTGCGACGCTTGGGGGTGTTGTAACTGCCATTTTTAAATTTCCTTTAAATGAAGCCGCGAACGTTTAAATTTATGCTCGCATGATTAAAACCGTCGTACCCGACCGAAGCCGAGCAAATCCCAAACACGTTAAGCCCCGCGAAACCCGCGGCGTCGGACGCGATAAAACTTGCGGGAACATCGAGAACCGATTGCAATTTGAAAAGCGCTTGGTCGGCTTGGTCGCGGGGAATCGCGATAACTGCGCGCATGTTCGTTCCGTTGTTTCGGCGGACGATTTCCGTCGTGCCGTCGGTGTTCGTTTTTATCGAGCTGTTCGAATAAGGTTCGGCACTCGTACCAGGTAACGCACCGCCCCAAGTGCCTTCGCCCAAAAGCGAGGTGTAATCGCCGACGTTAATCATGCCGACACCCACGTCGGCACCGCCGCCCGCGGTGATTGTTAGTGTTAGCTCGGCGGTCGGGCGAATCGGCAAATCTTTGAGAATCACGCGGTCGATCACCTTGCGCGGCGAGAATAGATATTCGTACCAACCGACGGGCGGTTCGGTCAAATCGAAAGTGTTCGAATAAATCGTCGTGCCGCCTGGTGCGTCTTTGAGTGTCACCGTCAAAGTGTCACCCGTTAGCCCGTAAAGCGCGGCGGAATTGAAAAAGCCAGGCGACAAAACGAAGGACAGCGAGCCCGTCGCTTTCGCTGCGGTCGATTTGTAATAATCGAACGGCGCGAAACGCTGCGTCGGGGCTTTGTCTTTCCAATAGAGCGGATCGTTCTCGGGTAACGCGACGCGCCCCGTGTGTACTTGCACACACTCATAGACGCGGTGCGTCGTGGTGCGAATGCGCAAGTCACCCAAAGCATACGAACCCGCCGACACCCAAGCCGTTTCGCCCGCTGCTGGTTCGGCGATGGTCGTGCCCGCCCCAATCATCGCGCTTGTGATTTCAATCGGTAAAATAATATTCATTCGTTTTTAGTCCTCGACTGTTACGCGCATTGGTGCGTCGGAGTTGCCGTTAACCGCGTCGCCGATGCGGCGGGTGTTTTGGTTGCCAATCGCGCCGATTTCTTGAAGGCGTTGAACTTCCGCGGTGAGCGATTCGACGAGCGATTCGAGTCGTGCGTTTTGCAAATTCAAGGTCGCCGTCACGGGCGCGTCGAAAGATGTTGTCGTCGCTGGTGTTGCGGTGAGATTTGGCGACGCTGCGGGTGTTCGACCTTGGATTGCGGCGGCGAGGTTGTTTAATGCGGTTTGCACCGACAAAACGCTATTGTTCACGCCGTTAATCGCGTCGACTTGTTGCTTCGCAAGTGCTTCTTGCGCGTCGAGTGTTGCTAGTTGCTGGTTTGCGACCGCGAGCGCTTGTTCGGCGGCGTTTAGTTGCGGCACCGCGATTTCCTGCAATTGGCTTAACTTGCCCGCCATAACTAGCGCGGCGCGGTCGGCTTCGAATTGCGTCGTGTACTCTGTCGACGCGATGCCGTTGCGCACCGCTGCAATCGCGCTCGCGAGTTGGTTTTGTTCGGGTAGATAGCCCGTCGCTTTTGCGTTGGCGAGGGCGTTGTCTAAGAACGCATTGCCCGCAATCGCTTGCAAAGCTTTGGTGCTGTCGACCGAGTTGTAAATCGAATCGATTTGATCGCCCAACACCCCGAACACGCCTTTAATGCTGTTCACCGATTCTTGCGCGGCTTGCTTTATTACCGAAACGCGGGTGCGTTCTGTGTCAATCGCTTTTTGCACCGCGCCGAGCGCTTCTTGTGTTGCTTGCTTCGCGTCTTCGGCGGCTTGTTGCTGGTTGCGGATCGCGACGATTTGGTCGAAGATCGAACGATTCGATTCGTCGAGTGCGGCGCGTTGACGGGCAAGCGCTTGCACCGCCGAGTCGGTCAAGCCGTTAAGTTGGTCTTGGAGCCCCGCGCGTTCCTGTGCCACCTGGGCGGCTTTTTGCGCCGCTGCGGCTTCGGCTTGGCGTTGCGCGTTGATCGCTTGTATTTGATCGAAAATGCCTTGATTCGATGCGTCGAGCGCTTCACGTTGGCGGGTGAGGGCTTGCGCCGCGGTGTCGGTGAGCGCGTTAAGTTGCTCTTGCAATCCGGTGCGCTCTTGTGCGATTTGCGATGTGCGTTGCGCCGCCGCTTCCTCGGCTTGGCGCTGTGCGGTCAATGCCTGGATTTGGTCGAAAATGCCGCGGTTCGATTCGTCAAGTGCTGCGCGTTGGCGTTCTAGTGCTTGCGTCGACGAATCCGTCAAGCCGTTAAGTCTGTCTTGCAACCCCGTGCGTTCTTGCGCAACTTGGGCGGCTTTCTGCGCGGCGGCTTCCTCGGCTTGTTTCTGCGCACCGAGCGCTTGGATTTGGTCGAAAATGCCTTGATTCGACGCGTCCAGTGCTGCGCGTTGACGTGCGAGCGCGTCGACTGCGGTGTCGGTGAGTGCGTTAAGTTGATCTTGCAAAGCCGTGCGCTCTTGCGCGATTTGGGTCGCCTTTTGTGCCGCTTGTTGCGCTGCTGCGTCCTCGGCTTGTTTCTGTGCCGATAGCGCTTGGATTTGGTCGAATATCCCACGGTTAGAAGCGTCGAGCGCGTCGCGTTGACGTGCGAGCGCTTGCGCTGCGGTGTCAGTTAATCCGTTAAGTTGGTCTTGTAAGGTGCCGCGTTCTTGTGCCACCTGTGCCGCTTTTTGTGCTGCTGCTTCCTCGGCTTGGCGCTGTGCGCTTAGCGCTTGGATTTGGTCGAAGATACCGCGATTCGATGCGTCCAGTGCTTCACGTTGACGCGCAAGCGCTTCGGTCGCGGTGCCCGTCATGCCGTTAAGTTGGTCTTGTAAAGACAAACGTTCTTGCGCGACCTGGGCGGCTTTTTGCGTCGCGGCTTCCTCGGCTTGGCGCTGCGCGGTGAGCGCTTGCACTTGGTCGAATAGCCCTTGGTTAGAAGCGTCGAGCGCTGCGCGTTGGCGTTCTAGCGCTTGCGCTGCGGTGTCGGTCAGTCCGTTGATTCTGTCTTGCAACGCCGCCCGTTCCTGGGCGATTTGCGCCGCCCGTTGCGCGGCTTCCTCTTGCGCTTGTTTCTGCGCGGCGAGTGCTTGCTCTTGGGCTTGCTTTTGAGCCGATAGCGCTTGGATTTGGTCGAAAATCCCGCGGTTCGATGCGTCGAGCGCTTCGCGTTGACGGGCGAGCGCTTGCGCGGAATCACCTGTCAATGCGGCGAGTTGGTCTTGCAAATCGACGCGCTCTTGCGCCACCTGTGCCGCTCTTTGTGCCGCGGCTTCCTCGGCTTGGCGTTGCGCGCTTAGTGCTTGGATTTGATCGAAAATGCCTTGATTCGATGCGTCTAGGGCTTCGCGTTGACGTGCGAGCGCTTGGGTTGCGGTGTCGGTGAGTGCGTTAAGTTGGTCTTGCAATGCGCCGCGCTCTTGCGACACCTGGGCGGCGCGCTGTGCTGCGGCTTCCTCGGCGGCTTTCTGTGCCGATAGCGCTTGCACTTGGTCGAATATCCCGCGATTAGAAGCGTCGAGCGCTTCGCGTTGGCGCGATAACGCTTGCGCCGCGGTGTCGGTGAGCGCGTTAAGTTGGTCTTGAAGGGTGCCGCGTTCCTGGGCGATTTGCGCCGCCTTTTGTGTCGCGGCTTCCTCGGCTTGGCGTTGCGCGGTCAATGCCTGGATTTGGTCGAATATCGCGACGTTAGAAGCGTCGAGCGCTGCGCGTTGACGGTTCAGGGATTGCGCCGCGGTGTCGGTGATCGCGTTAAGTTGGTCTTGCAACGCGCCGCGTTCCTGGGCTACTTGCGCGGCTTTCTGCGTTGCGGCTTCCTGGGCTTGCTTTTGAGCCGATAGCGCTTGGATTTGGTCGAAAATACCTTGATTCGATGCGTCTAGGGCTTCGCGTTGACGTGCGAGCGCTTGCGCCGCGCTGTCGGTCAATGCGTTAAGTTGGTCTTGAAGTGCGATTCGCTCTTGGGCGATTTGGGTCGCCTTTTGCGTTGCCGCCGCGGCTTGTTGCGCTGCCGCTTCCTCGGCTTGTTTCTGCGCGACGAGGGCTTGCACTTGGTCGAAGATACCGCGGTTCGATGCGTCCAGGGCTTCGCGTTGGCGGTTCAGGGCTTGCGCTGCGGTGTCGGTGAGCGCGTTAAGTTGGTCTTGTAAGCTCGCGCGCTCTTGTGCCACCTGGGCGGATTTCTGCGCCGCTGCTTCCTCGGCTTGTTTCTGCGCACCGAGCGCTTGAATTTGGTCGAAAATCCCGCGGTTCGATTCGTCCAGGGCTTCGCGTTGGCGGTTCAGAGCTTGCGCTGCGGTGTCGGTCAATGTGTTTAGTTGCGCTTGGAGTGCTGCGCGTTCTTGTGACACCTGGGCAATACGTTGCGCCGCGGCTTCCTCGGCGGCTTTTTGTGCCGATAGCGCTTGGATTTGGTCGAACAATGCCACGTTAGAAGCGTCGAGCGCCGCGCGTTGACGTTCGAGTGATTGCGCGGCGGTGTCGGTGAGTGCGTTAAGTTGCTCTTGCAAGCCCGAACGTTGTTGCGCCACCTGGGCGGATTTTTGCGCCGCTGCTTCCTCGGCTTGTTTCTGTGCGCCGAGCGCTTGGATTTGGTCGAAGATACCGCGATTCGATTCGTCTAGCGCTTCGCGTTGGCGGTTTAGGGCTTGCGCGGCGGTGTCGGTCAATCCGTTAAGTTGGTCTTGCAATCCGGTGCGCTCTTGCGCGATTTGTGCCGCCCGTTGCGCTGCGGCTTCCTCGGCGGCTTTCTGCGCGGTCAATGCCTGGATTTGGTCGAAAATCGCGACGTTCGTTTGTTCGAGCGCGAAGCGTTGCGCTTGCAATCGCTGTTCGCTCGTCATCGTCAATTCGTTTAGTTGCGATGTCAAAGCCAAACGCTCGTCGCTCGCCGCTTTTTGAATTGCCGCGATTTGTTGTTCGGCGTCTTGCTTTTCTTTTAGTGCTTGGATTTGGTCGAAAATCCCGCGGTTCGATTCGTCAAGCGCTGCGCGTTGACGTTCGAGGGATTGCGCGGCGGTTTCGGTAAGCGCGTTAAATTGATCTTGCAAAGCCGTGCGCTCTTGCGCCACCTGTGCCGCTCTTTGCGCTGCCGCTTCCTCGGCTTGGCGTTGCATGGTGAGCGCTTGGATTTGGTCGAAAATGCCGCGATTCGATGCGTCCAGGGCTTCGCGTTGACGTGCAAGCGCTTGCGCACCTGTGTCGGTTAATGCGTTTAATTGTTCTTCGAGGTTTGCGCGTTCGCGAGCGACGTCCGCCGCTTGCTTGATCGTTGTTCCTGTTTCGACGAGAACACCGTTTAGGCTCGCGGTGTAGTCTGTCACCGCTTTAAATTGCGGCGCGATTGCGATAAGTTCCGCATACATTTTCGCACCGGACTCGGTCGACAAATCGAGCGATTGCACCAAGTTTTTAAACTCGGGCACGGTGTCGACGGTGGATTTGCCAAGTCGTGCCATTGTTTCGGCGACGATGTCGACGGCGGGCTTCATCTTCTCGGCTTCCGACAAGAAGTTTTCAGCGAAGAACGACGCGCCCGATAAGAACTTATCAAAGCCGCCCGACAATTCGATTAAGCGTTGTGCATCACCCGCACCGACGACGCTAGTCGATAGTTTTTCGAGACCGATTGCGGAAATTGTCTGATTAACCCCGACAAGCCCCGTCGCTAGGCGAGCCATTGCCGCCGCCGATGTCTCGCCTTCTTTTCGTAGCGATGCGATATTCGGGATTAAATCCGCCGCGATTAAATCGGCAATTCCCCCAAACACCCCCGCGAGGGCTTTCTCGGTTTCTTCTTGCGTTTTGCCGAGTGTTAAATTTATCGAGTCGTTACGCTTTGCGATTTCGTCCGCGTTCAATCCGAGGGATTTTGCGAAGTCCGCGGCGGCGGTTTTAACCGCGTCGTAGCTGCCGTTTAATAGCTTGAGAAGTTCCTTATCGCTGGTTAAGCTTGCGGTGTCGGTGTACGACTTGCCGTCGCGGGTCGTTGCGACGGAGTCTTTCAAGCCGTACGACCACACGTCGGAGCGGTCGGAGCGGAACAAACCGCCCTGCTGCGTCCACGGTTGATTGCGCATTAGGTTGTCGGTGCCGAGGGTGCCCGTTACGGTTTGCCCGCCGAACTCTTTTTCTTTCATGCCGAAAAGCCGCGGGGCGATACCGAAGATCGCCGCGCCAGCGTCCGCCGACACCCCGTTAAGCCGATACTCGCCGTTGATCGCCTTCATACCCTGGAAAGCCGCAATCGCCGCGGCAACGTAGGGCATTGCGCCCGCAATCGACGCACCTGTCGAACCCGCGCCCGTGAGTGCCACGGTGCCCGAAGATGCCGTGCCTAACGTGCTGCCCGTCAGCGCCGCCGCTTCCGCGGTTAATGCGCTCGCTGTCGTTGCGGAACTTAGACCGAGCGATTGCCCGAGCGAACTCATTGCAAACGACGTAAAAGTGCCCGACGATGCCGCGCCCGCCGCCGCGAAACCTTCCCATAACGACTTGCCCGTCGAGATTGCGTTAAATGCTTGCCCTAGCGGGTTCGTCGCCGCGCTCGCGTTGCCCGCGATGCCACCAATAACGCCAGTCAAAACACCTTGAATTGCAAGTTTTAAAACGGTCGTTTTGAATAGATTTTTGATGCCGCCCCAAAAGCTTTCGAAAAAGCCTTTGCCCGCTTCGAAACCGCGATAAAGCGAGTCGCTTAAGCCGTTGTAAATATCGGTATAAAAATTAGTCCAGGTCTCTTGTTGCGCTTTGATGCCCGCGAGGTTCTTTGCGTCCGCGGCGATTTGTTCCGCTTTTAGCTTCGCTTCATTTGCACCCGCGCTAGAGATTTTGTTCAATGCGCGTTCGTTTTCGATTGCTGCGAGTTGCTTTTGCAATTCGAGTTCGATTTTGTATTGCGCAAGCGCCGTCGCGCGTTCGGTCGACGACTGCCCAAGCAAAGACAATTCGAGCTTTGCAAGTTCCGCGCTTTCCTGGTATCCACGCGCCCAATCGTCGAGCGACGATTTCAAGCGGTTTTCGGCTTGTAATTGGTCGGTAAAGCCCGTAATTATGTCTTTTGTGTTTTTCTTCACCGCGTCGGCGTAAGCCGTGTGTGATTTGGTGAGTTCTTCGTTTATCCGCTTTTCAGCGTCACCCATGGCTTTATATTCGGCTTTGCGAACTTGCCAGGCGAGCGATTGATCCTCGGCGGCTTTCAGTGCCTTTTCCACGCCGCTCTTGCGAATGATCGCGATTTGTTCTTCGATTTCTTTTTCGCCCACCCCCGCGGCGATACCCGCGGCGCGCACCTTGGCGATTTCGCGACGGAGTTTTTCCTCTTTGCTTAAGTTCTTTTCGACCACCCCGCCCCACTCGATACCCGCTTGAACTTGCTTGTTCGCGGCTTCCTGGGCTTTCGCTTCCTCTTTTCTCGCGTCGACTTTCGAGCGCAAAATGCGGATCATTCGCTCGTTTTGGTCGAGCTCGACTTGATAACGGGCGGAGAGGGTCGTGTCGCCGTTCGCTTCCGCGTCTTTCTTAAGCTTCTCGAATTGCTCGCGTTGCTTGAATAGCTTTGCGATTTTTTGGTCGGCGGTCGGATCGTCGAAAACTCGCTTTGCTGCGTCGAGCGCGTCCGATGTCGCTGTTTTGATGCGAATCCATCCGCGTTCCCAATCGGTGAGCGTTTCGCTTACTTTGCCCGCTTGGTTCACCAACGCGTTCGCGTAAGTCTCTTGCGCCAGGCGAGCGGCGTCCGCCTTCTTGCCTTGGTCTTCTAGTGCTTTGATTTGCTCGTAAATTTCGAGCGTTAAGAATCGATATTTTTCGTTGAGCGCTTCGATTGATTTTGTCGGGCTTTTGCCTAAGTCTGAAAACGCCTTGACGGTGTCCTCGACCGCGAGCCCGAGAAGTTGTTGCCCTTTGATCGCTGCCCGCGCTGCATCGTCTAACACCGACATGGAGACCTTGCCCGACGATACCAAGCCGTTTAACGCTTCCGCGGCGAGTGATTGCGAGCCGATGCCCACGTCGCTAATTCGCTGCGCGGCGGTCATAAGTTGGTCGGTTGTCGTGCCCGCTGCGTTGCCGCTTAAGATAATCGACTTCGCGAATGCTTGCGATTGTTCGTTCGATTGCGAATAGGCGTACCCAAGCGCGGCGACTGCTGCACCCGCCGCGGTAATCGGGTTGATTAAGCCGACGAGATAAGAACCCATTGCGCGGGCGGCGTTGCCTGCCCCGCCGAACATATCTTTTAACTGTCCGCCTTGTTGCAAAAATACAGTGAGGGGTTTTTGCCCGCCCTGAATGCTCGTCACAATGTCGGTAAATTGCGCGGGAACGTTGCGCATCGCGGCGGCGGTTTGTGCTGCTGATATGCCGACGCTTTTTTGCGCACCTTCGACGGCTTTCAATTGTTCCAAGTACGGGCGGAGTACGTCGGCATTGATGCCGCGCTGTTGTGCCAATACTTCGAAATATTTTGCGCTCGACTTCGAACCCGATTCCATCGCCGCCGTCGTGCGTTGAATGGAGCCGATCATGTTGTTTGTTGCGCGGTCGATCTTCGTCGCCGCTGCGGCGCCCGCTTCGCCGACGTTGCCGAGGCTGTCGGCGGTTTCTTTATTCGCTCTTTTGGCTACTTGCGATAAGTTGTCGATTGTTCGCGCTATAGGTGCGACGCCTTCTTGCACCTTCGAGCCGTCGAGACCAACCTCAATCGTTGCGCTTAACTTATCGGACATGGTTAACCTTGAATAAAGAAAAAGCCCGCTAGTCGGCGGGCTTATTTAAAAAATGAAGTGCTGCGCGTTCTAGTGTCGAAACATCGCTTTCGAGTTCGTTGCGCTCGTCCGCGTCTAGCTTCATGCGGTCGAGCCTTGCGAATAACACGTTGTAATCGAGTCCGATGTAACCTTGAAACGCTGTCCGCCATTGGGTAGAGAGCGAACAAAAAACCGAAAACGCTGTTTCGTTGTCGGGAAAAACTTCTAAAATCTCACTCGCGAAATCTTCACGCGTTAACCCCGCTTCGGCGAGTTCTGCGTCGGTGGGGTCTTTCGTGTAGAACTTTTCCGCGAGTGCTTCTAGTTTTTTATGCGTTCCTCGGCGACCGCGTTCGCGTAGGTGCTTGAAATTGCTTTCAGCGAGCCTGGGAACTCGTTTTCCAAACGCATTAAGTTTTCTTTGCTTAAGTCGTCTTCGATGTCCCAACCCTTCGCGATTTTCAAAACGTGCTCGGCGCTGTTCTTGCCTGATTTCTCGTAGAGTTCAGACCAAAACGAATCAGACATCGATTCGATAGAACTGTTATCGTCGCCGCGGCTTGCTTCGAAATCGGCTTTCGCGCGCTTGATGCCTTCGTCGGCGAGTTCTGCAAACTCTTTTTTGGTGCGGTATTGGTAAGTCACTTCGAGGTCGAGGGCTTTGTCGTCGACCGTGTGCAAAGTGATTGTGCGTTTGAAGTCTTTCGGTTGTGCGCCGAATTTAAATTTTTGATTTGCCATGGTATTTATCTTTCGCGAGATAGTTAAAAAAGCCTGTGCCCGTCGGTGCTTCCCGCGAAAGGAAGACACCGACGAGTCAGTGCCAGGGTTGAGCGCTTAGCTCGGATTAAGACGCGTAACGGTTCGGACGACCTTGCAACGCGATACCGGCTTTTACCGACATCAAATTGCCTTTTGTCATCGACGGCGTTTCGTCGAATGCAAAAATGCCGTTGTACAAAATCACGCCGCCCGCGGGCATTGACGCGCGCAAAGCCGTCACCGCGCGAGATTGCGCGGTCGTTTTCAATGCTTGATAGCCCGCCAAAGTCGGATCGTCGGCAATTTCCAACGCCAGGGATTGCGCGCTAGTTGTTGTCGGGATTTGGCTATCAAAATTTTGTTCCAAGAACGAGAAAGTTTGATACTGCGGATCGCCACCGGAACTTGTGCAACCGATGATTTGAGTGATTTGCGTCCAAGTGTTGATTTTGCGGATTGTTCCGGTGCCCGAACCTGTCGGGAACGAAACGACGTTCGTCGTGTCGAGACCTTCGGCGACGATGGTTGTGCCCGTCACTGATTTGGCGCGGAACACACGATTATTCGCGCTAGACCAACCGCTAACGAACTCGAAATAATCACCGTTCGCGAGGGTGTTCGTTACTGTTAAAACCGCTTCGGCGGCGTTCGACGCTGCGGTCACTGTGAGATTGCCAGCGTATGCGGTCGCGATTGCGAGCACAACGCCATTCGGTAATGAAACTGCCATTTTTATTTCCTTTCAAGGAATGAAAAAGCCGCCCGAAGGCGGCAAGTTGTTGCGCCCGAAAGGGCAAATAAAAAAGCCGCCCAAAAAAGGCGGCTTTCGTAAATCGTTAAGCTGTTAAGACCACAAAGAAAAATCTTGAATCGTTCCGCGGGCGTTCGTTGTCTCGTCATAATCGGCGACGACGCCCGATTCAATTTTCGCGAGGAGCGGCGCGGCGACCATGATGTTTTCGACCTGCCGCGCTAGTGTCGAAGCTTCCGCGCGGGTTGCCGCCCAAACTTTCACCATGAAACGGGCGTTTTTCTTATCTGAGAACTCGGCACCTACAAAATTGACGGGCTTCCCGCCTGTCTGTTGATAGGTGATGTAGGGCATTTGAGTGCCCTCGGGTGCCACGTCGGGGAACACTCGACTCGCCACCAAGCCCGAGAGCGCGGCGTAAATACTAGCTTCGACCATTTTTTATATCTTCCAATTTCTCGCCCAGGCGTTTACGTGCCGCGTCCATCGCTTCGACGATCTTCGCGTCGTAAGTCGGCGCGATAAAAGGTTTCGCGGGTGTTCTTTTCGTGCCTAGCTCGGCAAAGTGCCAATGAGGGGCTTTTTTCTTATTCACGCCGATGGAGTACACCTGCGCGCCGTTAACCGATTGTTTTTCGTTGTGGTACTGGTAAAGCGCACTTTTTAAACGCCCCGTTTTAACCGGAACGCGCAAATTTAATTCGCTGTAAATCACTTTTGACGCTGCGAACGCCGCGGGGCGCAACGCTTTGTCGACCACCTCGTCGGCGAACTTTTCGAGGTTCGCTTGCAAAGCCGCGGTGTCAAATTTGATCGTAATCACGCGACCACCTTGCAAACTAGATCGACATAAACTTTTCGACTGTCGGGCAATACCGCATCGATTTCGAACACCGTCGACCCGAAGACCGCGCGCATACCCGCTTCGATGTCGGTGCGATAGCGCAAGCGAATCGACACCTTCACGACCGACGTTTGCGCGTCTGCTTTGATCGTTTGCAAGCCGTTTAAATACTTAACATTCGCCCAAACGTCCGCATCGAGCGGCACCCAATCGCCGACAACTTCTTGCCCGAGCGCGTCGCGCGTCGTGCCTGGTTGCTGGATCGTTACCAGGTCGTTTAGGGTTTGCGCAAAGGTCATAATTCGGAAACCTTTAAACGCGCCAAAATGCCGTCGACAAAACTGTTTTTTACTGCGGGCGGGTTGCTCGAGTCGAATACCTCGACCAACTTCGCTAAAATGTAAGCCTTCATCGCCGAGGGTGTCGCTGTGTCGCTGGTGCCATAGCCCGCAACGTATTCAACGATCACCGCGTCGTCACGCTCAAAGGTCTCGGGAAACTCGCCGAAAGTGCGGATCGTCGCGAAATACTCGGTCGTATAAAGCGAATAATTAGACGGGTCGAGGGTTTGCAAAGTGTTCGTCGTGTCGTAATAGCGCACGGACGACACCGAGACAATCGGCAAACGCGGGAGCCGACCGAGGTCGTCGAACGACTCGCAAAGCGCTTGCCAGGTTTGCTGCATCACCGAACGCCCCGTCAAATGTTCGGCATGTTCGGTGATTGCGCGCACCCAGGCGTCGACTATCGAATCAAGCGCCGAGCCGTTGACGCGCAAAGCGACTTTCGCGTCGGCGAGAGACACCGCGAGCGCGGTCGGTGCTGTGATTCGTTTCGTTAACATTATTCGCCTTTTGCTTCGATAGCTTTGCGAGCGTAAGCGACCGCGTCGTCGTGGTCGTCGATTGCGCCTTGCGCTTTGCCGACTTGGATTTCGCGGGCGGTCAATGCCACCAATTCACCCGCCGAACCGAAATCGCAATCGCGCAAGCAAACCGCGTCGACTGTTTCGCCCGTGTCTTCGGCGCCTTCGCCTAGTGCGTTTTCTGCGTCGGCTTTAGTTGCGGCGGCGGTTAGTTCCGCGCTCGCCACTTGGGCGGCGGCGGCTTTCTCTGCTGCTGCTTGTTCTTGCGCGAGCTTCGCCGCGGCTTTTTGTGCTGTTGTTGCCATGGTCTTTTTTATCCTTATTTCGCGGGATAGAAAAACAAAAAGCGGAACACCGAAGCGCCCCGCTTTTCCTTTTTAGCTCGACAATTACGTCGCGCTGTTTGCGTAGTATTTCACGGCATGCACGTCGAGCAAATTACCGCCCGAACGTTGCCAACCGCAGAAACCGACTTGATTATTCAACGCGAACGCGGAGTCGTCGAAGCGGCGAATCTGCGTTGTGTTGTTCACGTCGCGAATGAAGTATTTCGAGAAGTCACCAAACGCAATAGATTTCGCGTTTGCTGCCATTGTCGCCATGTCATCATTAACCACCACGCCAAAGCCGAGCAACGTGTCGGGAGTACCTTGCACCAAGCTAGTTTCCCAAATCGGGCGCCCTGTCGTGTCTTTCAACTTAGAAACGACCGCAATTGACAAATCGTTCAGCATAAAGCGAGCATTGCCGCGATATGCACGATTGACGGAGTGTTTCAAGTCGACCAAGTCGTCATAAATCACCGTCGCCGTTTGCCCTGTCGTGCCTGTTTTGCCTAGGGTTGCGCGAGGTATTACGCCGTCGGGTTGTGTCGTGCCTGTGCCGACTGTAAAGTGCGTATTTTGAATACGCGCGATACGTGTCGCCAAACGGTCTATCACATAAGCGACGATGTCGATGCCGCTGTCTTGGATCAATTCCAAAGGCAAAGCGATTTTGTTCGACGTGTAGAAAAACGGGTTCAAAGACACATTGCCGAACACGATGTCGGCGGCGTTAGCTGCTGCGTTCTGTGCAACAATCGCGCCTACGTCGGCGGTGCCGTCGGAGGTCGGGAACGTTAACGGGTTGCCGCCGTCAGTCGGCATTAACGTCGCCACGTCACGCATCGCGCCGTATGCCTTCAAACGGTCGATCACCATTGACGCGATTAAACTTGGAACGGTAAAGCCGCCCTCGGTCGTGGTCGTCGTCGACATCGCATTGCGCACCGCTTGGAGCTTGTCGCCTTCCAAGTTGAAACCGTTGCGAATGTAAAGGGCAATCGCGTCTTTAACGTCGATCAAGCCTTCGGATTTCTTCGACGCTTGGTTTGTTGCGTCCTTGAAGAAATTGTCGGCTTCGATATGGCGTTGCTGCTCGATAGCTTTCATTTGAGAATTAGCGTTGCTAATTTGGTCGAGTAAGCCGTCGTAATTGGCTTGGTCTTCTTTCGTCCAAATTTGATCGCCCTTGTCGGCTAAAATATTTTTTGCTTGGCGCGCTAAATTTGCCACTTTCTCGCGCAGTGCTTGGAGATTATCCATTTTTCAGGTTCCTATTAAATGAAAAAACCGCCTTGCGGCGGTTCGTTTTGAAAGTGTCCGACTTTCGGCGGATTCGTTGCGCGAGAGCGCTTCTAAATTAGGGCTAGATGTAATCGATTTTGATTGTGTTGAGTCGCGCTTACTTGCTCGGGTGTCGGCACCTCGGGCGGTGTTGCTTTGTTCTCGGGGGATACCTCGGGCGCTTTCGGTGCGTTCTTGTACGCCGCCAAGTTCCACGCGTTCGCGGTGCCTTGCTTGCCTGTCGCAATCGAATCGACGAAACCGCCGTCGAGGGCTTCTTGTGCTGTCATCCAGGTTTCGGCGTCCATCATTGCGACGATTTCCTCGGCGGGTTTGCCTGTCTTGGTCGTGTAATCGTTCACGATTGCGAGTTCAATTTTTTCCAACAGGTCGGCGGTTTCGCGCAATTCTGTCTTATCACCCCAAGCGACCCCGCTTGCGTTGTGGATCATAAACATAGCGCCTTCGGACATTTCCACCGTGTCGCAAGCGAGCGCAATGCTCGTTCCCGCACTCGCGCAAAGCGAGTCGATATGTGCGGCGGTCTTGCCGTCAAAGCGTCGCAAAGCCGCCATAATCGCGCGGGCTTCGAATACGTCACCGCCTGGGGTGTTAATGTAGACGTGCAAGGTGTCGGCACCCTGGGCGCTGGTGATCGCTTCGGCGACCGTTTGCGCATTGACGCCCCAATAGGAATCGATCACGTCGTAAATGTAGAGCGACGCGTCGAACGATTTTTCGTTCGTTGCCGTCTTTGTGAAATTAAGCGGCTTGCCGATTAGGGCTTTATTGCTCGCATATAGCTTGTGCATTTGTTTCATTTTGTCGGGTTCCCGTTGTCTGGTTTCGCTGCCGCGACCGATTTAAAAAGGGTGTCGCCGCCGTCTTTCGGGGCTAGGCGTTTGCGGCGGCGTATTTCGTTTACCGTCATCCACCCGTCGCCCGCGCCGTTACCGCCGACCGCTTTGCGGAAATATTCACCCTGGGCTTGCAAGTCGCCCTCGATCAAAGCGTCGCGGTCGAACTCGATAAACTTGCCCGTATCGCGCGGGTATAACTTGCGGTTAATTTCTTGCTCGATCTTGATAAGCCACGGTTGCAAGGTGTATTGCACAAAGCCGCGACCGAGCGCTTCGAGACCGGAGCCCCAGGAAGTCGACCCGCTTGTCTCGCCGATAAGGTGAGGAGGAACGCCGAACGCGCGGCAAATATCCAAAACGGTAAATTTCTGCCCTTCGATCAATTGCGCGTCGTTCGCGTCAATGCTGATTTGATTTGCCTTTAATCCCTCGGTCAGTACCAGGGGCAAGCGATGCGCATTTGAAAGCCCCGCGTATTTATTCGCGAACGCTTGTTGCAATAATTTGATTTGGTCGGCGTCCATTTTCTCGGGTGCTTCGAGAATAATCGACGGATGCGCGCCGTTTTCGAAGAACTTGCCCGAGTATTCGGACATCGCAAGCGCGTTGCCGATTGAATTGCGCGCGCCGTATTGGATCACCGACATCGAGCGCAAGGTCGTATCGTCGAAGCCCAAGCCCGTAAAATGTAAAATTTCGGACGGTGAGAACCACGATTTGATGTTATGCGTCGGCATGTTCACGTAATAGCGAACCTCGCCGTTCGTTCGAACTGGTGAAACGCTGCCCCAGGGTAAAAACAACAATTCGCGTATTTGCCCGCTCGCGGTGCGACGGATTAACGCGAACGCGTCGCCGCGCAATAACATCGAAATTAGGGTGCTTTCCCAAAACGCGGCGGCGGTGTAATTGCCCGACGGTTGTTCGTTTAGTTTGTACCAAAGATCATCGCGCGGGGCGATTTCGGGAACGTCGCCCCCGTTATGGCGGAACGTGTTAAGACGCATTGAGACAATCGCGCCCGAGATTTTAGCCACGCAAGCGGCGACCGTCGACACCCGCATCGCGGTCGTCGCTGTAACGGTTGTGCCGCTTGGCGAAATACCGAACGTTTCAAGCATCGCTTGGGCGTCGTTATAGGACAAATTTCGGACGTTCGCGGCGTTCGGGCGTGTTTCGTCCCCGCGCCAGTGCTTAGTCGCGTTAATTACGTCGAAATATTCCATTTAGTCCAATGTAACGAAAGTTTGTGTGTGCGCTTTTGCGTGCGGGTTTAGCGACATCAAAGTCACCGCGTTAAAAGTCGCCATTAGTGGGTCGATTTTTGCCGAGCCCGAAACCTGTTTTGTGATCGTGATTGCGTTGCCTTGCGGTGTTGTCTTCGCATTGCCTACGCACCAAGACATAAGCCCCGTGCCGCCGTGCTGCAAAACACCCTCGGCGAGTTTTCGTTCGGTCGTCTTGATTGCGCCCGTCAATTTCCAACCCTGGGAAACCCCGATTATTTCGTCGTTTTCCTGGGTGATGTCTTCTTTTTCGAGCGCGTCGATAATGCCGCCGAGCCCGTGCGGATCGACGCCCACTTTGTCGAGTTTGCCCGCTTTCTTCACCTGGGCGGCGAGCGCTGCGAGTTCTGCCACGTCGTCGCCGACGTTCTCGACGAAGACCACTTCGCCCAATTTTTCGAAGTCGCTTAACTTGGCGACTTCGGATTTCCTACGCTCTAAAACTGAAGGGTGAGCCCAAGCCCGCACCCAAAGCAACCACTTGCCCGTCGCCTTTTCCCGCCCGACCGCCGCAAAGCCCAATAAGTCATCGAGCCCGCCGCCGTCGACGCCAAGCGAAACGATTTCGGAACGCTCGATTAAATCTTCGAAGCTAAACGCGGGAATCGCTTGCGCTTCCCAAAAATCGGCACCCGCCCAACGGTTCGACCGTAAGTTCATGCCGATTTCGACGTTGCCATGCTTCGCCATGAACCCCCGCAAGGATTCGGCGCCCGCTTGCTCTGCTTTCCTATACTCGCGTTCTAGAAACGCCTGGTCTACCGAATAACCTATGTTCGGATTTGTCATCCACATATTTTCGAGCTTTAAACATTCGCCCGATGCGACCATATCGTCGGGGTGCTCAAATATCACAGGAAGAAACCCAGGATCGTGTATTTTTCCGTCGCGCACGTCTCTCGCGTACTGCAATTTCTGCTTAAAAACACCCTCGGGCGGTTCGTCGCTTTGCGTCGTCAGATAGATGATAAAACCCTCGGGGCGCGATGCAAGCCCCCCAAACGCTTCACGGAACATATTTTCGGCGGATGCAACTTTGCCGAATAAATGCAACTCGTCCACTAACACCCCGACCGCTTTCAACCCGCCGACGGTGTTGCTATCCGCCGCTAAAACTTTTAATGTGGCGTTGCTTTCACGGTGCGTTATCGTCTTGATATGCCCTTGAACTAACATAAGGGTGTCTAGGTCTTCATCCTTAGACACCATGTCTCTCGCGGGCGTGAACGAGTTCGTCGCGACTTCTACCGTCGGGCTCAATATCGCAAATTGTGCCGATTGCCGCCAGTTTCTAACTAGCGCCGTAAGCATAATTGCCCCCGCGACCGTACTCTTCGAGTTTTTCTTGCTTACAAGTACGAAGACCTCTTTTATTAACCGCCGACCGCTTTGCGAGTCGTAAGACCCGAATATCGCCGCGGCTAGGTCGAAGACCCAAGGGGCACATGCTTCGCCCATTGTCGGGCTTCCTGGGGCGTCAACTATTCGGAGTTCCCGCATTACAGAAATAGCGGCTTCCGCTTCGTCGGGGAATATCGGCGGGGGGATTATGCTTTGCCCGTTCCGAATCCTGTCCGCCCAATCAATGCACGCCGTACTATATTCAGTGAGCATTGCTATTTATTGCTTACTACTAATTTAGGCGGCGCGGATGCCGCAAATTTGCTCGCCACCTTGCCCGCCGCTTCTTGCTTTTGTTCTTTCTTGCCTTGCTCGCCGACTTTCTTGTGTGTGTAAGGCATCAAAGCGACCGCCGCGGACACTCGCACCTTGCCGTCGGCGGTGGGGTTGTTCATCACCCAGGCGAGAAAATCTTTCGGGTCGGCGAATTGCTGCGAGTCGAAAGCGGGGTGCTGCGTGTCTGGTGCGCTTGGCGCTTCGACCTTCACCGCTTCGGCTTTCACAATGCTTTTCGCCACCCGTGCCGCGACCTTTGCGACTTGCGCATCGTTCGGGCTTGTCACGCGTTCAGGTCGTGCGGGCACGTCTTCGAGGGGCACTATTACGGCTTTGCGCCCTGCCCCTTCCCGCTTGCCACCGCTTCGCCCTTTTACGCCCGCCATTTGATTAACCTTTTGCCCCTTTGGGGTTCCATTTGATTGTTACTAGGAGGGAATTTTTTCTGTACGTGAGGGAACGGTCGTTCCTCTTTT